CGCCAGCAGCCGCCACAGACCTAGCTGCTAAGTTCAAAGCAATGGGATTCAAAGCCAACCCCAAGAAACCCAAGTTCGGCAAAAGATAATTCGGGTTTGCTAGCAAAACCCAATTTTCTGTACTGCTTATTTTTTAAGCAGTCTATATATGCTTTTATATTAAGATAAAGAGAATAGTCGTGTAGTACTCCGAAGGAGTAGTACTTGTATATCTATATCTTTGCAAGAAGTATTCCATGACAGTTATACACAGGTTATCCACAGACTTATCCACAGATACTGATGGACTATGAGTAGCCAAAACCTGATAGATAATATTCATTGCAGAAATTTAGTTTAATGCAGTACATTTAACCCAGTGCAATGTTGCACGATTAGACCCAGTGAAAGGGGATTAGCATGGCCTACCTGAAAGACATAAAACTCTGCATCGACTGCGCCTTCTATGGCAATCATCACGGTCAACGCGACCGCTGTATCAATCCTAAATTAACTATTGTCAGCCTAGTTACTGGCGAGGAAGACTTCCCTTATTGCTTTGCAGAACGTCAAGGAGAAAGCGAAAACTATTGTGGCTCTCAAGCTAGGTTTTTCGTTTTGAACACAGATGCAGAAGCAGCTCGTGAGATGCGCCGCCAAGAATTTGAGGAGGCCATGCGAGATGCGCCCTTCTAATCCTGAACATCTAGGCAAAATCTTGGAGCGCTTATCCCTGATCCTAGAAGAAGAACTAGGGGAAGACGTAAGCGCCTGGATAGCCACTGTCATGGTGCTTCTGCAAATGATTGCAGATTCAGCAGAAGTTGACATTGAGGAAATAGTAGAAGTGCTGACCAAGTCACATAAGGCTGGTCACTACCCATTCATTCAATAGGTGATTAGTTATGGAGAAATTGATTACAAAGGCAGAATTTAATGAATGGTGGGATTCTGAGAATCTATCAGCGAACAATCCCTATCGTCTAGAAAGCGCTGCGTATTGGGCATGGGAAGGCTGGCAAGCTGGCGTTAAAGCAGAACGTGAAGCCTGTGCGAAGTTGTGTGACCAGCGCTCAGACTTTTTTGCCGCCTTTGCCATTAGGGAAAGGGGCGCGCCATGACTGACGATATTGGAGATCGGTTTGCTCACCGTCTGGCGATTATGCTGGAATGTATGTGCTTGGATGCAGACAAGAACTACAACGAGGCTTGTGCGCTACTAGACGAATACCACACGGCATTGCGAGAGCGTGATGAGGCAATGGGTATTCCTTACGTCAGCGCATTTGGAAAGGATTGATATGAGTGACAAAGAACTGATGCAGCAAGCGTTGGATGTTATTGAGCTTATCCGCTGCAAGAGAACTGACCCTGTGTACCAAGATATACGAAACAGACATTACGTCCCGAATAGGGGTACGCACGGGCAACAACTACATTATTTAATTAAGTTAGACGGAAATGTGGTGGGGATAATAAGCGGTGCTAGTTCCGTGTGGGCGGTCAAAGCCCGTGATGATTATTTTGCGTTAACCAAAGATAACAAACGAGTTGCTTTGCCATCAATAATAAATAACACAGTATTTAGGTTAGAAAAACACATCCCAAATTTAGCTACATTTGTCTTGGCTAGGTGGAGAAAAAGAATTGCAATAGACTGGGAAGACAAATATAAAGTTAAGGTACACGGGTTTGAAACTTTTGTTGTCGAAGAGGACTACAGAAAAGGTGCTTTGTATTTAGCAGACAATTGGGTTTATCTGGGGGAAACCTCAGGCAGCACTAAAACACACAAAGGACTTAACAATAAATCAGAACGATTAACAACCAATAAGAAAATGATATACGCGAAAAAGATACCGAACACAAAGTTGTCTACTCACTACACCCCAACATGGAACATTAAAAAACCTGCGTAAGGAGAGAACAATGACTGACAAAGAACTGATGCAGATGGCGCTGGATGCGTTGATTGATGCGGCAGATTCGCAAAACTGGGAAATGCAACAAAACATAGATCAACACGGCGAGTGGTATAGGCGTTCTTTGTATTTAAAACAAGCCACAACAAATTCTCAAGAAGCAATCAAAGCACTCCGCGCCCGACTCTCACAATGCGAACGATGTGGCGAAAAGAATACGGCGGAGATACATACCTGCACACCGCAGCGCGAATGGCAAGGGCTGACGGATGAGGAAAAAGAACATTACAGAAAACTTGGGTTAGTTGGAGTTGAAATTATTGAAACAATATTAAAGGAAAAGAATTATGACAAGCGTTAATCAATCAGACTTTGAACCAGCAGTACGCAATAGCGCCTGGTGGTCAGGGGATAGCCGCATGGCAGTCAATGGCAGGGCAAGCGAAGTCATCCTACAAAAGCAGGGCAAGATGCCGCCGCCAGACTTGTCAGACATTCAGGAAGTCTTGGATATGGGCAAGACAATGGAGCCGATGATTGCCAGACTATTTCAGGATAAACACCGCATCGAACTGAAGGATGCCGACTATGCACTTACACATCCGACTGAGAAATGGCTGCGCTCTCACTTTGATTACATCAGTGCAGATGGACGAATACTCGTTGAATGCAAGAATTACAACGCTGGCGTTATGTCTAAGTTCGACGAAGAAACAGGAATGGTTCCTGTTACTGATCTCACGCAGTGCATCCATGAAGCTACCGTTCATAACGTGGATGAGGTTTACCTTGCAGTCCTCTTTGGTGGACAGAAGTTCCGCACCTTCCACTTCAATATCACGCCAGAGATGAAGGAAGAACTCATCAAGAAAATGGCTGAGTGTTGGGGATACGTTCAATCAGGAAACCTGCCTGATCCTGGAACGATTGACGCTTGCAAGATTAGCTTCCCTACTAATACGGATGAAGTGGCAATAGCCACACAAGCTGTTGAGCAGGGGATTGCTGCGCTCAAAGAGTACAAGGCAAAGATGAAGCAGTTGAAGGAAGAAGCAGAGAAGATCGAAACAGCAGTGCGCGGTTACATGGGTGCAAGGGGATCAATTGTCAGCGTGACAGGGCATACATTGGTGACATGGCGTAATGCAAAGCCAAGTATGTCATTCAACGCTGACTTGTTTAGACAGGCCATGCCAGACATTTATGAAAAGTTTGTCACGGAAGCGCCAGGTTCTCGCCGCTTTTTACTTAAATGAAGGGGATAACATGAGTAATCTAATACCAATAAACGATATTGAGAAGATGGCAAGAGCCATTACAGCCAGCAAACTATTCGGCGTGAAGGACGTAGATCAAGCTGTTGCGCTCATGCTGATAGCACAGGCAGAAGGAATGCACCCTGCGCTGGCTGCGCGTGACTATCACGTTATCCAGGGCAGACCTAGCCTGAAAGCCGACTCCATGATGGCTAGGTTTCAGTCTGCCGGTGGAAAAGTGGAGTGGTCAGAGTACACCAATGAAAGCGTAACAGGTACGTTCTCTCACCCTGCCGGTGGTAGCGTCACTATCCAGTGGACGATGAAGATGGCAAAGGATATTGGCCTAGCAGGGAAAGATAACTGGAAGAATTATCCAAGAGCAATGCTTAGATCGAGGTGCATAAGTGAAGGAATCAGAACCGTTTATCCTGGATGTATCGCAGGTACATATAGTGATGAGGAGACCGAAGACTTTAAACCTATTAAGGTTGAGAGCGCTGCGGTCAAAGATATGGGCGCAGCGGATGTTGTTGTCGAAGAAATTAAGGAAAGTGTGAAGGTGCTGGATAAACCAGTGGGTGATGGTTTTTTTCCACTGCTAACACCGCATCCAGACAATTTGGAGGAAGTAGCGGAGGAGCCGTACAGCGTGTCTACGGATTTAGAAAGTTGGGAGATTTCCTTCCACGACCTAGTGGGCAGGATAAAGGCGAGTAACAAGCTGGAGACAGAAATAAAACGGGCAAAGCTCAAACGCCTGAAGGAAGTCAATGACGAAACAATTAAAAAACTGGATGCAGCCACAAGAATGCGTGTTGTTGCAGCCTCTAATTCTATGGAGAACATCTAATGAAGAATCATTCTAAAGAGCCTGGCAGGGGCGTACTGTACTGGAACGACAAGAAGGTAGAAGGTACTAAGCAGCCTGATTGGAAGGGCGGCTTTACTGCAAGCCGTGACATTGCCGCTGGCGAGTGGGTAAAGATGGCGGCATGGAAGCACAAGACGCAGGTGGGTGAGCTTGTCTCACTGGCAGAAGATAACTTTGTGCCGAATCCTGATTACAAGAAGCAGCCAGAAGCAAGACAGCCGCGAGAAGTTACGTCAATGAATGATGACGAGATTCCTTTCTGATGGCAAAACTTAGTCCTACACAGAGAAGTCTTGAGTATCTGCGAGAGCAGAGATACCACGTTGAGATTGTCGAGAAGTGGAATCACTGGGCAAGGATACGTCAAGACTTGTGGGGCTGGTGTGACTTGCTGGCACTGAGAAAGAATGAGGTGCTGGCAGTCCAGGTGACAGCATCAGCAGTGGCAACGCGCATTAAGAAGATTCAGGATAGCCCGACTGTTCAGTTTGTCAGAGATGCCGGTATCAGGATTGAAGTGCATGGCTGGCGGCAGAACAGCAAGGGTGAATGGGTGATTAGAGTGGAGGATATTTCATGAATGCAGCGAACTTAGATAAATCAGAGCGTCTTCAGAAAGTAGCAAAACTTTTGGGGCGGGGAGGCGAATACACAACTATGGAAATTATAAAAAAAGCAGGTGTGTGTGCGGTCAATAGCATCATCAGCGAACTGCGGGAGAACGGGTACATCATTACCTGCCAGCGCAGACATAACAAATGGTTTTATAGGATGGTGAAATGACTAAACTTTTTATAGCAACACCAATGTACGGTGGTCAGAACTATGGCTTCTACGCACAATCATTGCTGCAACTAAATAATGTACTGCGCGATAACAATGTACAGAGCATGATGAGCTTTATGTTTAATGAGAGTCTGATTACCAGGGGAAGGAATGCGCTTGCTCACGGCTTTCTGAAGACTGACTGCACACATCTGATGTTTATTGACGCAGACATTCGTTTTAATGCACCAGACATTCTGAAGATGGTGGAGGCAGACAAAGACATTATCTGTGGCATCTATCCTAAGAAAGAAATTAACTGGAACAGCGTCAAGAATGCGATGGATGCTGGCGTATCTAATGCAGACTTGAAGCATCACACCGGCAGCTTTGTGGTGAACCTGAAGGACTATGCTGGAACCGTGACTGTGCCGGTCAATGAGCCTGTAGAGATATGGAACGGCGGCACTGGCTTCATGATGATTAAGCGTGAAGTATTTGAGAATCTCAAGGATGTTGTTCCCTGGTACGTCAATGACGTTACTGACTTGTCCGGCACGATTGGCGCAGACAAGATCAGCCAGTTCTTTACTGAGAGCATTGAGCCTGAGACTAACCGCTTACTGTCAGAGGATTATCACTTCTGCAAAGTATGGCGCGATAACGGTGGGCAAGTTTACGCAGCACCCTGGGTACATTTGGCGCACATAGGAACTTATGTGTTTGAAGGCGCACTACTGGCATCACCATGAGGAGGCATGATGGAAGAAGAAAAGGAGTTTAAACCGCAGCACAAGTTGCTTGATGCTTGTATGAAAATTACTGGCGTTAAGACTGACAAAGCGCTGGCAGATAGATTAGGAAGCGCGGGAACTGTGATTAGCCGTATTCGTCACAAGAAACTAAAGGTTTCTCCCAATCTTATGCTGGCAATACATGAGGAATTGGGAATACCTATTTCAGAAATCCGTGAACTTATAAAGGAGAGTTAAGATGAAATATATGTTTGCTCTGTGGCTGGCAGTCACTGCACCATTTGTGTACGCAACTTGCACTTACCATACCTATTGCGATAACAGTGGTAGATGCGTTAATTGTTCGACTTGTTGCTACGGTAACAACTGTCAAACCAATTGCTACTAAAAAAACCCCCGCCGGTTTAGAGCAGGGGAAAAGCGCTGGAAGGATAGCAGCGCCAAGTGATCTTAGCGGGAGGTTTTTCTGGCGGTCTTAGCTGACTTAACGAAAGCCTCCCGTGTTGGCGCACCCTTGCTACCAGGTTTACGCATACGTTCATTGCTGCCAGCTTTGATTCTTGCACGTTTTTGGTGGATGTTTGCGTACAAGCCTTCTTTCATTTCAGCCCCCAAAAGTAAAGGTCATTGCAGTCAGTGTTCGTACTGAACTCATACTCTTTAAAAGCACTTAAATCACATTCTGACCGTACATCTTCTTCGGTTAGGTTACGGTAGTAGTCGCCGCAGAATGGCGCGTCATGCGGATTACTACGCCTTGTACCATGCTCTGCCCTGCCAGTGGTTGCACAACTAAAAAACACCAGGCCACTGCACATCCGAATCATATTTCTTAGCGTAGCTGCCCAC